AACAACATATGTTTTTATTTTTAGATGCAACGGTAATCAACCCTTCATTCTCGTCACAAACAAAAGAAAAGCTTATTACCGAAGTAAAAGAGTTTGGAACTACATTTGAAGTAAGTCCAAAACTTATTCAATCGATATTGAAGTCAGAGATAGTAAACTCTATCTTAGATTGGATTCAACAAAAAAAGAATGCTGAGGATAGCAAACTTCAAAGAGATCTTAATAAGAAACTTACAAAGATTAAAGTTGAGAAGTTGATTGATGCTAAAGGTAAAGATAGATGGAAGTATTCTATTGGATTGTTTGAGGGAGATTCTGCAATTTCCGCATTTAGAAAGTATAGAACGCCTGAGACTATGGGTGCCTTTGCACTTAAAGGAAAGTTTGTAAATGTATCTGAAATCACAAATCAAAAGCTGGTTCAGAACGACGAGGCGGTAAACCTAATGGCTTCTATCGGATTAAAACTAGGACAACCAATTGATGTTAAAAATCTTAGATATGGTCGAGTTCTTATATTCACTGATGCGGATATGGATGGAAACGCTATCTCTGCACTTTTGATAAACTTCTTCTACAAATATTGGCCAGATGTGTTTGAACGTAAGATGATTTACAAAGTTGAGACTCCAATCGTGGTTGCTATTCCAAAGGCAAAGACAAAGAAGAAAATTCTTTTCTATACACAGAATGAATACAATACTTGGGTCGAAGAGAACGATTTGAAACAATTCGAGATAAAGTATAAAAAAGGATTGGCAGCGTTGGTAGATGACGAGTATGATGATATCATCAACAGACCCAGACTTACTCTTATAACAAAAGATGAAGCATCAAAAGGGTCTTTAGAAACTTGGTTTGGTAAGAGCGCCGATTTAAGAAAGAACGAGTTGTTGAAATAATTACAAATCTAAAATAATTTTCCGTATCTTTGCTTCTATGAGAGATCGTGCGTATCGCAGATATATGGAAGAAAGGATTGTCATAAGACGCCTATCTAAAATGCGTGGGCACTGGTATCGATTTACTGATGCAAATGGGTTATACATAACAACACCAACTCTCGCAGACTTTATTGGAACAGAAAACAGCTTTAGATATAAGACACATACAACTACTAAATGGGATTCTAAATACAAAGAAAAGTATTCACCCAACAAAAATGGAGGTTGGCGAAACAAAGGACAGCTAAGAACAAGAGAAGAGAATAAACTTTTACTGTTTAATATTTTAAAAGAATATGGAATTAAGTGATTTTATACCGGATGGCTCCGCTGCTTGGAAAGTCGGTAAGAACCAACTAACATACAAAAAGTATGTGAATATTCCTATTTGTTATATCGAAGATGATGTAGTCTATGTCTTTTTAGACAAAAGAATAATTAAGGCAGTATTGAAGATTACCAAAAAACTAGTAGAGCTTGACGTAGAGTTTTATTTCACGACCCCTGAACTTTCTAACCCAAAAGGATTAGAAGACCATAAGAACGCAATAATACATCACTATTTTAGATCCTACATACAAAAAGAGTTCTTCAAAGGATTCGAAGCAATGCAATTTGACCTTATACATAACATGACTAAATGGTGTACTAAAGAAGAATGTATTCCTTTGATAAAAGAAAACTACGAAATAGTTAAAAAGATTGTCAATAGACAAGACTATGACTATTACACAAGTACTAAAAAATATGAATATCCACAAGATATAAGAGATGATTTTGATAGAGTCTATAGAGAAATTCAGATAAACCAGATACTATAAATATATTATATTTCAAAACATAAGAGCAATTTTTTTCTATATAATAAAAAATAATAACTGCTATATGTTAGTTGACCTTATCATCGATGGGAATTATATTTTAAGCAAACTGGTTTTTACATTACATAAGAATAATCTACTTTTTGGTGCATTACACAAGTCTTTAGAAAATACTATAAGTAACTACCGCAAATGGTATCCATTTGCCAATATTTATTTAGTTTCCGACTCCAAAGAAAAATCTTGGAGAAAACAATACACAAGTGCATACAAAGCCACTCGAAAAAAAGACACCGACATTGACTGGAACTTCGTCTACGAAACCTATGGTGATTTCAAAAAAGGAATCACAGCAGGTACTAAAGTATTGGAAGCACCTCACGTAGAAGGCGATGACTGGATTTCTTTCTTAGTTGAAAGAGCTAATAAAGAATCCCGTTCTACAATCATAGTTTCTAATGACTATGATATCAAACAAATAGTAAACTATGGTTTAGACCCTCTTTATATAAACATCATGTCTAACGAGATGTTCAACAAAGAGAAGCTTTTCCTTCCTCAGAACTATCAAATATTCCTGAACAAAGTATCTAAGCTTCCAAACGACAACATCTTCGAGCTGAACGACAATTCAGAGTTTTTGGCTCTTATGGACAGGTTTATAAACAAATATGAACTGAATGAGATAAACCCTATCGAATCTCTTATGATAAAAATTATATCGGGAGACCAAAGTGATAATATCTCTTCTGTATGGAATGTAACTAAAAACGGAAAGACAAGAGGAATTGGTTCTAAAGGAGCTAAAGGTATCTATGACTCTTATATCGAAGAATTTGGTGAGATAAACTTATCAGATCCAGACTTAAACGAGAATATTGCAGATCTAATCTGTGAGAAAAAGAAGCTGAGCAAGTCCAAGATTGAAGAAATCGTCGAAAATATAAAAGGAAACTTTAAGCTTATCGATTTGAGACTTCACAACCTTCCAGAAGAGATTCTTGAAAAAATGGAGTTGGGATATGAGAAAATTAGATAAACTTTTTGATAAGTAAATAATAAAATATTTATACTTAATAAAATTTTAATGGCTGAAATAACAGATGTCGCCAACGCGATATTCAAATTCAAGAACGACTGGATATATACAAACAATAAAAAGAAAGTAAGCGATGAAGATAAAGAGAAATTTTTCTTTATCTTCAATCGATACTTTTCTAAAAAATATCCTCAAAAAGCACAACTTTTGAATCTGAAAACGATAGATAAAGCAACTGCTATGGATCTTTGGTTTCATTTTATGAAGACACAACCATACCCAGATTGGTTCTGGTCTAAAAGTCCTAAACATGAAAAAGCCATGCCCGAAAAAGAATATAAACAGCTTCTTAGACATTTACAAATAAAAGAGTCTGATCTAGACTATCTAATCGATAGGTATCCAGATTTTATAAAAGAAGAACAAACATACTTAAAAAAGTTAGAAAAAGGAAACTAATAAAAATAAAATACGAATATGAACATAGTTGAAAAAGAAACCACAATGAAGTGGTATGTCGTTAGAGCTCAAAGCAACCGAGAGAGATCAATAGGTGAAAGACTTACAAACGAAGGTGCTGTCGGTGATTTGATGGGTAAACTTGGACGAGTAATCGTTCCAATCGAAAATTCATTCTATTTGAAAAATGGAAAGAAAGTAAAAAGAGAGAAAGTAAAATTCCCAGGATATATTTTCATTGAAACAAATGCAGTAGGTGAACTTAAATACTTCTTAAAAGGAATGAATGGTGCACAAGGATTTCTAACAAATAGAACTGGTGATATTTTACCACTTACACAGTTAGAAGTTGATAGAATGATTGGTGAACAAAAAAGAGTTCTAGAAGAAGTTGAAGTTGAAGTTAAGTTCATCGCAGGTGAAGAGGTTCAGATATTGGAAGGACCTTTCAATACATTTACCGGTAAGATTGAACAAGTAAGTGGTGACAAAGTAAAAGTTGCTGTTTCTGTATTCGGAAGAATCACTTTAATCGAGCTTAACATAAATCAGATTGACAAGAAAGCATAATGGATAATGGCCAGCACCAAAAGAATCTTTATGAAAAGATACTTCAATCTGCTGCTTACATAAATAAAGTGGCGAGAAGCGGTGCTGGCAATTATATCATTACATCAAAGCAAGTCTCTGATATGATTTCCGAGATAATGACGGAAAGAGTTGAGGCCAGAAAGAAAAAGATAATAAAGATACTTGCATGGAAGTAGAAAAGGTAAAGGAAATTATGAACAAGATGGCTGCTATGATAAATAGTGGTCAGCCTATGTTTTCCAAAGACTATCTGATGAGAATGCTTGGCTTGAGAAAAAAGGATTTAAGAATAGAAAAGATAAACAAAATGTTCAATGAATAAACAAGAAAGATACGATAGAACTTATTTGAACATGGCAAAAGAGTGGGCACAGCTCTCTCACTGCACCAGAAAGCAGGTAGGTGCTCTTATAGTAAAGAATGGTATGATTATATCAGATGGGTATAACGGAACTGCAGCAGGTCAAGAAAACGCTTGTGAGCTTGATAATGGTGAGACTAAATGGGATGTTATCCACGGTGAAGCCAATGCTATTTTGAAATGTGCTCGTCATGGACATTCTTGTGAAGGTGGAACTCTTTATCAAACACATTCTCCTTGTAGAGATTGTTCAAAACTGATTCTTCAATCAGGAATAAAGAAACTTGTTTATGTAGAAGAATATAAAGACATCACAGGATTAGATTTTTTGAGAAATGCTGGTATTGAAATAGTCAAATACGATTGGGAATGAAAGACTTGGCATTTGAGTTAGAAAGATTGGGCCATTACTATCATAGTGAGATGATTATCGACCATATGACTATGGCACCGGTATACGAATTCATACACAAAACAACAGGTAAGAAATACAGCTATAGATTGAGTATGACCGATTTGAAAGACTTTGGACCTGGTGTGGTGAAGATGATTGACGAATTGAAAATTGAAATAAGAGAAGACAAACTAAACGATTTAGGAATATGACACAAAGAGAGTTCAACGTAGAGTTATTAAGAAAAGGCGAAATGATATGTAGAAATAGCCAATTCTGTAAATTAAAAGATATTGGTGTGCATAACCGTATGTTTGGTGCAGATCAAATGGCCGAGCTCGACTCTGTATGTGCGGTATTTGCAGCAGAGGTTTGTGATACACCCTGGATCGTAACCAAAACAATGAACGTAGAGTTTGTTAAAGCAATCTCTGCAAATCAAATCTATAAGACGTATGTAGGTATTAAAAAGATTGGTAATACATCAATAACTCTAACTGCAGAAATAAGAACACACTCGGTTGATACCGAAAAAGAAAGTATTGCATTAAAATGCGAGACCGTATTCGTGAGAATAAACGAATATGATGAAGCAATCAAAATAAGTGACAACGTAAGGAATAAATATCCTGAACTAAGTATAAGAAAAGAAAAAGAGAGCTAATGCTCTCTTTTTTATTTTATAGTAAGTCCCATTTTATTCTTTTCAAATATGGCATTAAGCTCTATCAGTTTTATCGGTTTAACCTCACAAGTAGTGTTAGATCCAATCCAACAATAGGTTTTCTTTCCTATATAAGCTATTTTGAAATAATGTGTAGGTATTTTTATTTTTGAGCCTGGAAGAAATTTACAAGTAGAATCGTATATGACGCCTGTTATTATAGTCACATTATATTTATATTTGTTTATCGAATCTTCTACAGATTGTTCAAGTTTGTTCCAATTTCCTTTATTGAATTTGGAAAGTTGAGGTGCTTGATTATAAAGGCTGAATGATTTATGGTTAAGCGTATCATCATAAGATGTTATATGTGATGGTGTAAGATGTCCTAAATCATATCCTGATTTTTTATAGACATTTTTATTCATCTTTTTGTATTTATCTTGAAACCATTTGTTATCTCTATCACTGTCAAGTTTGAATTTGGAATAGTTGATTGAGTGTCTAGATACCATTGGAAGAGTATCGTTACTAAGATATAGAATCATATCACCATGATTCAATATCAATTTGTTTTTAGTAGCCACAAGTTGTGACATGGCAGACATAGATATAAGAATCGCCACTAATAATATAATCATTTTTTTCATAGATTATATATTAAAACGAACTACTTTAAAATTAGCTTTTGAGTACTTTAAATTGGCTTCTATACTTAATGACGGCAAGGTCTTTAGCTTTTGCTTCAATCTCTGTATCGAATTTGAGACCATACGTTTGAATCTCTTCATAAATGTAGTCTGCATGTGCAGTTGCTCTTCCTGTCGCATCTTCTAATGTCTTTGGTGAACTAATGTGTGTCAATGGCTTTACGTTCCAAGTAGAGTGTGCCAATCTAAGTGCTTCTTCTTGTGAAATATCTTTGGGACCATAATTGTGATGATGAAAATCGTGAGTTATTGGTATTCCAATTTCTTTATGTATCAAATCATATAACATTTTTGTAGAATATTGATTTGGTCCATCATCATTTTCAACTACTAATCTCTTTCTACAAGACTCGCTTAAATTCCAAAACTGCTCACAGAATCTTTTTGCGGCTTCTTCTCTGGTCGGTTTTGTTGTGTTTACATGTATATTTATTGGATAATAATGTGTTTGGTCCAAGCCCATCAAATCCATTATTTGTGCATGTTTATCTAGTTCATCAATTGCATTTTCAACAACAACTGGATTTTCGCTGGCGGGTATGCAAAAATGTGTAGGATGGAATGATAATCTCATATCAACACTTTTAGCATAGTCACCAATCTCTTTTAATTTTTTTGAAATCAAATCAAACTTTGGTAGATCCTCTAATTTATAGAAGCCAATACATGGAAGAATATCACTAGACATTCGATATACGAATATATCATTTTCTTTATTCCATTTTATTATCTTAAACATATCATCTATATTTAAGAGAGCCAACTCGGTAACATATTGAAGGCCTTTACTCTCAAAAGTTTTTTTGACCATTCCTCTATTTACGGTAATGAAATCTTTCTTTTTCTTACCGTCATTTATCGAGATGTTTATACAACAATATCCTACTCTATTCATTTTTTTAAATTATTATTTATACACAAAGATACACACACATTTTTTATATATACTATAAATTATAAAAATTATATGATTATTTATAGAATTTTAAATATAAAAAATAATAAGTCTTATATTGGACAGTCAGTAAATAGTTTTAATGAAAGATACAAAGGTGGTAAATGGTGGCTCTATACACATAATGAAATACTTAAAAACTCATACTTAAAAAATGGTTTAGATAATTTTATTGTTGAAATATTAAAAGAAAATGTGGAATCCATAGAAGAATTAAATAGGTTAGAAACATATTATGCAAATATGTATAATACATATAAACCAAATGGTTATAATATAAGAGGTTGTGGTGATAATAAATTTGTAAGTGATGATTTGAAAAAACATTTATCAACCTTTAGATTGGGAAAAGATTATAAGCCACTTAATAAAATACATAGCATATATAAAGGTGTTTCCTGGAAAGAATCTAAAAAATCATGGGTTTGTAGAATACAAAACAGTTTTATTAAAAAAGACAAATATACATCCAGTGAGATAGAGGCAGCAGAAATGTATGATAAAGTATCTTTATATTTGTTTGGACAAAATTCATATGTAAATTTCGAATCAAAAAGAGAAGAATATCTAAATTCGGACTTGGAGTCATTTTATAACAATACATTTATTCCAAATAAAAAGAAAAGAGTTGATGGTTATTTAAAAGACTTATCCTCTTTATTAGAGGATATTAAACCATTGTTATGGGAACAACCAATACCGGATATATCAAAAAAATTAGGAATATCTATTAGAAAGATTCAATATTGTTTAGAGAAATATAATATAGAAAGACCTGGTAAAAATTACTGGCAAAAAAATAAAATAAATAAAAATGATCAAATATAAAAAAAGACAAAATTTTTCAATTGATATTAAAGTATCCGATAAATTTAAAAAAATATGCAATGACAAATCAATAAATATGTCAAATTTAATTGAGAAATTTATGATTCAATATATTGAAAAGAATTCATAAGCATTCGTATCCTTTTGATTTTTTTAAATTATCTATTATACCCTCTACACTTTCCACAAAGGTATATATTGATGCGTCTTCGTCAAAGAAAAGCGGTTTTATTTTTTCAAAGAACCTGAAGTATCTTTCTCTTGAAAGGAACGTCGTTATTTTATAAGCAGCGTCGTTCGCTTCATCTTCAGTCATATCGTACGCCATAGTAGAACCCACGAAGTCACTATCATGCTTCGCACCAACTTCTTTACATAGAATGCCGATGAACTGCTCTGTACTTATGTTGGTTATGAATTCCGATCCGGAGTTCGTCTTTATAGTCCTGCTCATAACTTTTATTTTTTACAAATATATGTATTTTATATATAAAAGAAAAATAAAAGTTATGGAAGATAGGTTTAAAGTAAATAAAAGAAAGGAAAACTTGATATATTTAGCAGGTTTTTTATTTTCAGGTATTATAAACATCGCATTTTGGGTTTCTTTACCAGGAATAATCAGAGAGTGTATACCAGGTGATGAACCATTTATATTCTTAGGTGGATTCGCAGCGGCAGGAAGTTTTATAGCACTATTAGTACATTATCTAATGTTTAGAAATGTTACTAAGAATGATTAAATGGGTTTGATATTCAAAAATTTATTAAAGAATAAAGTGAATACAAGCCCAAAAAAAGCTCTTAGTACTGCAACTTTTAACATCATAAAGATAAACGATCCACTATAGAAGGCAGTTATTGCGATTCCTACAAACAAACATATAAGCATAATCATTTGGAATAGATGCCAAGCATCTGTCATAAAAACAAAATAAGTAGTAGATCCCAAAAACTTTGGTTCGGTCATACTACCTTCTTTATATTTGTTTACCCAAGACAATGTTGGATCCCAAAATTTCTGATTGTACTTAACTGGATCGAATTTGAATATACTTCTATTGAAATGGAATTGAAGATTGTCCATAATTGCTTTTGAAGCACCTGCAATTGATACTAATATTATTCCTATAACTAAACTTATCATAGCTTAAAATTATTTTTTTGTTTTTCCTATCTCTTTGTCATTTTCGACCATTCTTATCGGGAATCCCCATAAAAACTCTACGTGTGGTAAAACTTTATTTATAGATCCTGAATCAAGTAGTCTGTTATTTACAGGTGTGTGTTCCAATGTAAGCGTTCTGTCTCCATATACATCAACATTATATATTTGAATATCGGGAACATACCTACTTCTATTATATGATTCAGAAAGTGATTGTCTTATCTTTTTATATCCATATTCATCATGTATAGCATTTACCTCATAATAACTAGCATCATGTTCGTCTATTATAGAGAACAACTTCATATCTCTTATCACTTTTGGAGATAAGTATTGAAGAACGAAAGTCTCGTCTTTGAAATTCTCTACGATATATCTAAAAGTTTCTGCCCAATTTCCTTTTCCTGCTATTTCTGGAAACCATTTTTTATCTTCTTCTGTTGGATCTAAAGACATTCTTTTCAAATCTGTGAATATATTGAATCCTAATGTATAAGGATTAAGTCCTGAATAGTGTTGAGAATCAAAACCTGGTTGAAATATTACATTTGAGTGATGATGAAAGAACTCTAACATAAAGTCATCACCTAAATATCCTTCTTCATACATCTTATTGATTATCTCATAATGTGTGAATGTTGCACAACCCTCATTAGCAACTTTAGATTGTCCTTGTGGGTAGAAATATTGAGAAGTCTTTCTTACGATTCTAACAAGCTCTCTTTGCCAACCTTTTAACTTAGGAGAGTTCTTTTCTATGAAATAAAGAATATTTTCTTCCGGTTGCTCAGGAAATCTTCTTTCTTTTGAAATTTCTTGTTTTTCCTTAGGAAGAGTTCTCCAGATATCGTCTAAAAAGACCTGGTCATCTTCTAATTTCTTTTTAAGTCTTTCTCTTTCTTCATCTGGTGATATCTTTCTTGGCTTTTGATATTTATCTACACCATAGTTCATAAGAGCATGACAAGAATCCAATACCGCCTCTACTTCATCAAAACCATATTTCTCTTCACATTTAGTCACAAAGTTCTTTGCAAAGACCATATAGTCTATTATTGCATCTGCCTGAGTCCATTGTTTGAATAGATAGTTGTTTTTGAAAAAATGGTTGTGGCCGTATGCGGCATGTGCCAAAACAAGTACCATTAAACAAGTAGTATTATCTTCCATGTTATATGATATACAAGGATTTGAATTTATAACAAGTTCATAAGCCAATCCCATTCTACCTTTTTTGTAGTTGTTCTGGTTCATAACAAAGTCTTTTCCAAACTTCCAGTGATTATATGAAATAGGAAGTCCAATAAGAGAATAAGCATCTAACATCTGTTCGGATGATATTATCTCAAATTGATTTGGATAGGTTTCCAAACCAAGATACTCTTCAGCTATTCTAGAAACTACCTTATCTGCCTCTATTATTGTTTCTTCATCCCAATCTGATCGGGAAAAAAGTTTTTTTAAATCTTCTTTATCCATTATGCCATCTTCTTTTTAAAGAAATCTTGGAAAACTTTCCAGATTCCAGCAACCTCATCAATTTTCCCTATTTCAAAGTTATTTCTTTTATCAGCAATTGTTTTATAACTTTGCCATAAGTCACCTTCACTTCTTCTACATATCTCTATATAAATCATATATTGTACAGAGTTTAATATATCAGCATCCAATATTCTGGCACAATCCACCGCGTCCGATCTATCCCAAACATCACCATCAGATGCTTGAGCAGCATATATGTTCCAATCTTTAGAATATCTTTCTTTTATGATTTTACTCATCAATTCCAATGCAGAAATAACAACCGTACCACCACTTTCTCTAGAGTTGAAGAACTCTTCTTCATTTACCTCTTTTGCGACCGTAGTATGTCTTATGAAAACCATTTCAATCCTTTCATATTGTTTTGTTAAGAACATATAAAGAAGCATAAAAAATCTTTTAGCAATATCTTTTTCGTTCTCTCCCATCGATCCAGAAACATCCATTACACAAAACATAACTGCTGATGTAACAGGAACTGGAACTTTTTCAAAGTTATTATATTGTAAATCAACTTCTTCCATGAAAGAAACTGATAGTTTCATCTTTTTAAGTTTATCTAACTCTTTTTCTAAATCAACTCTTTCATTTGTTTTTAGAGAAGTGTCTTTTAGTTTTTCTTCAATTTCTTTAATCTTTTTATCAAAGAACATACCTACCGCCATTCTTCTTGCCATAGAATTTTTGTAAGACCTTGTTATATTAAGTTTACTTGGGTTTCCATAGTTAGAATATCCAGCTCTTCTTTGTTTGAAGTCTACAATAGAATTAAGATGTTTCTTAACCATGTCTGGTAGTTCAAGATCAGCAAAGAAATAATCTAAGAATTCTTCTCTACTTATTGTAACTGTGAATTCATCCTCAGTTGGATCACCATCTTTCGAACCTTTCTGTCCACCTTGACCTTTTCCACTTTGTGGTTTTTTTATTATATCACCTTCGGTATATTCTTTATTACCTGGATGTACATTTTTCTTATCACCACTATCTTTATCATAGTGAAACTGAGGTTCACCTATTCCTCTTACAGGAACTTTTATATTACCATTAGAAGAAGTAAGGTCTTTTACATTAGTATTCTTGACGATGTCTGGTAATGCTTTCTTTATCTGATCCTCTACTCTTTTAAGCAATCTCTGTCTGTTTTCTGAAGACTTCCCTTTAGAGTTTTTTCTTCGGTCTACTATATTTATTGACATCTATCAGGTTTTTAATTTTTATCATACGAAGAAGTTGTTTGGTGGAGTCCTTTCGACCCCACCAAAGCCTGGTCTTCTATATTTTTTCAGTATCATTAAGAGCTCTTTCTAACTCTTAAATACCAGTCAGTTAATAACTTAATCTGCTTATTGGTATAACCTCTTTCTGCCATTCTATCGATAAACTCAGAATGCTTTTTGTCTTCGTCTTTAGATACTTTTCCAGAGAAAGAAATAACAGGAATCAAGTCTTCTGTTTTAGAGAAGATTCTTTTCTCAATAACATTCTTGATTTTTTCGTAAGAATCCCAAGATGGTGCTTCACCATTTTTAGCTTTATGTCTTAAATAGAATTGAACTAAATCGTTTCTGAAATCTTTTGGATTTGCAATACCTGCAGGTTTCTCAATTTTTTCAAGTTCTTCATTCAAAGTACCTCTATCAAATTGTTGTCCTGTTTCAGGATCTCTATAATCATTATCTTGACACCAATGATCAGCATAAGTGATATATCTTTCGAATAAGTTTTGTCCATACTCTTGGTAAGAATCAACATAAGCTTTTTGAATCTCATCTCCAATAAACTCAGCATATTTACCACTTAATTTAGACTTCAATAGATTAAGATAGAAATCTTCAGTCTCTTTTGGCATCTGTGCCTTAACAATCTCGTTCTCAAGAACATAGAAAAGGTGTACTGGATTTGCAGCCAATTCGTCAGAATCATGGTTGAATACTTTAGAAAGAACTTTGAATGCAAAGCGCGTTGAAATACCATTCATACCTTCAGTAACACCAGCGTCATCTTTATATTCTTGTAATGACTTTGCTTTAGGATCAGACTCTTTTAAGTTTTCACCATCATAGATTCTCATTTTAGAATATAGATTAGAGTTTTCAGGTGCTTTCATTCTTGTCATTACAGAAAATTGTGCTAACAAATCTAAAGTTTTAGGTGCACAAGGAGCTTCTGCTAAAGAAGAACCTTTAAGAAGTTTTTTATAGATTTCTACTTCTTCGTTTACTCTTAAACAATAAGGAACTCTTACGATGTAAACTCTATCTAAGAAAGCTTCATTCTTTCTGTCATTAGAGAAAACATCCCATTCAGACTCATTTGAGTGAGCTAAGATAATACCTTGAAAAGGAATAGCTGGTAAATTTTCAGTACCATTAAAGTTTCCTTCCTGTGTTGCAGTCAACAAAGGGTGTAGAACTTTAATAGGTGCTTTAAACATCTCTACGAATTCCATCATACCTTGATTGGCACGACAAAGAGATCCTGAATAGTTATAAGCATCCGCATCATTCTGTGGAAATTCTGCCAATTTTCTGATATCTACTTTACCTACTAATGCAGAAATATCTTGGTTATTCTCATCACCTGGTTCTGTTTTAGCAATACCAATTTGAGAAGCGATAGACATTTTCATCTTTCTTACTTTGAATTTAGAAATATCACCTTTAAATTCCGCCAATCTTTTTGTTGCCCACGGAGAAGCACATGCAGGAACATATCTTTTTGCTATTCCATATTCATCTTCCAATTCTTTTCTATAGTTAGCAAAAAGTCCAAGCGGACTTTCCCATACCGGAGATACTTCACCATCCGCAACAAGCACATACATAGTACTTCTTTCCATAAGTTGTTTAAGTCTTTCTGCTAAAGATGATTTACCACCACCTACTGGTCCTAAGAGATATAGTATTTGTTTTTTCTCTTCTAATCCTTGTGCGGCATGTTTGAAGAAAGAAACAATTTGTTCGATAGTTTCTTCCATTCCAAAGAACTCATTAAATGCAGGATATCTTTTTATTACTTTATTTGAGTAGATTCTACTAAGTCTTTCGTCTAATTTAGTATCTACTATGGTCGGCTCCCCGATTGCATCAAGCATCCTTTCGGCAGGCGATGCGTATATTTTGCTATCCTCTTTACAGATTTCAAGATACTCTTGTATCGTAATGTCTTTGTCAGAATGTGCAAAGTCTTTTTTGATGATGTTCAACAAACTCATATTGTATTTTTATTTTTTTTGAATTGAATCATTTTTAATTATACGATAATCATATAACTAAGTTTATCATATTATTCATATGTATATATATTGATAAGTATTACTCTTAATATCGATTTTTGATACTTTTTGTGGTATTTGATAAATAAAATTTAATATATATGTTATGAAGATTAGAAAATTTACAGAATTTATAAACGAAGAGTTCAACGATACTCCAGAATCTTATATCGAAACTGCGTTAAAACAACTTCAAAAGAAGATTGGAAAAATGTTTGAAGATCAAATAGATTTACAGGATGACAAAGAAAAGGATGAAAATCCGTCAATTGCAAAAGTTAAATCCAAAGGAAAGGAAAAGAAACTTACTTTTAAAGAATTAGGTGTACAATTGGAAAGCTCTGAGATATCAAAGTATTCTAAATTATACGATTCACTTACTATAAAGTTTAGTGATGCCAATGCCACATATAACATGTTGCTTTTGATAGATTTGAAGGATGGTATGGCAAAGGATCCTACAAAAGACTTTTCGTTTGAAGATATCGAAAGTTGTTTTATAAAGTTTAAAAAATATGACTTAGATACATTTGAAGTAGTTGGTCAGATGACAAAGAACACTAAAATAGCAGATATAGACGAAGAATTTTTAGTTGATTTAAAAATTGAACTTGACGAAAAGTTTGGTGATGAAGAAGAAAAACTAGAAATAGAAACTGAATAAAAAAAGCCGGCAAATATTTCGGCTTTTTTGTTTTAGAGAAAGAATGTTTTTTATATATAATTGTATGAGTGTAGTAAACATAGTAACCAACTTTCAGTTGATAACACAGATTAAAACATCCAGGTACTTTAGAGTAAGTCTTGGACTTATACCAACTATTGAAAAAAACGGATCTAGAAAATACAACGATAACGATAGATTCTCATTTTTCTACAATAATTCATATAATACAACTATATATGGTCAGGGAAATGTAGGCAACATAAAATTCTATACGGATCACTATATCACAGACAATGTATTAGCGGTATATTATGATGAAAACTTTGAAGAGTTTATATTTGATTTTGACTTTGTAATGTTAAAAGAAAAAGGAATTGATTTTTATTTAGGACACATATTAAAAGAATCTGAACTAAAATATGAAGAAAAGAAGAAAAATGATGAGCTTAAGAAAATTGAGGAAAAACCAGTAGGAAATCCAGATCTTATCTTACAAAATCCAGGTGTGGTTTCTTATGCAGATATACAAGCTTATATGGAGAAGAAAAGACAGGAAAGATATAATGGTTAATTATATAATATAGATGCTAATAGTATATAAATCAGATATTTATCTTCTTTGTTTAAGTCATCAAAATCATAACTAATTTCTATATCTTCATCTTCGTGCATTATATAAAGATATATCTTATTTTCTGCCTTAACATATTCTATAGAATTAAAAGTAGCAAAGCTAAGCTCTATATCTATTATAAGCTCATTAAGACCAATACCCATTATTAATATCATTTTAGCCACTTTCCTTTTCATATAGTATATATTAAATATGTGTAATAAAATTGGAAGTATACCGTTTTTTGAAATGGTTTTTTAATATATAATAAAAAATATAATTTTATTTATGAATATTCTTAAATACGGAGACTATATCACAGAAAAGGTAGCATACGAAATGCTTTTAGAATCAAAGGCAGTATTCTCACAGAAACTTGTAAACCTTCTTAATAGAATGAAAAGTAATAAGATTGCTACATCTATTCTAAGCTTCCAATCAAAAGATGTAGACGGACTTGCACAAAACTATGTGGATATGACAGATTCTAAAGAAGAGTTATCTTTCACACCTGATAGAAAAGTACAAGAACTTACTGCAGGAAGACCTGAACACTACAGAGTTACGAATAGTGGAAGATACCTTACACATAGTGATAGAAACGATAAGATATTCAAAAGATTAGGATATGTTAAAGAAGGAAGAACAAACTGGGCACCAGAAACAGGAACTCTATTGGCTATATTAGCAGAGACACAAAGTGTTACTGGTAAAACTTATTGTATGGTTGAAGAAGTTGAACCTAATGGATCAGAACCAAGAATTGGTGTAATCAACAAAGAAGCAATAGAAATTGATAGTGATGATTTAAAAGCTATCTGGAAGACTGCGAGAAATCCTGTTAAGATAGGAAGATTTGCTAGAGCTTTCTTAACTGCGGCAAAAGTTCCTTTCACCGACCAAGATATTGAAGTATTCGTAAACGAATATAAAGCTACTTATGATTTCGCAGCAGACATTTTAAAACAATTTGACATTGTAAAAGCAAATCAGATTACACACTGGTATTCGGAAGACCAATATCAAAGTGGTGGTGGATCATTAAACAATTCTTGTATGGCACATGCCGATTCAGAATGGTTAGAGATATACTCTAAAAATCCAGAAGTAAGTCTTGTTATATTGTATGATGATAACGGAACTATAGAAGATGGTAAATACGTATCTACAAAGATAAAAGGAAGAGCTATTTTATGGGATTGTAATGTCAACGGAAACGACACACAGTTTATGGACAGAATCTACACATCTCAAGATTCAGACGTAGGTATCTTCAAACAATTTGCAGAGAAAAACGGATGGTGGTATAAAAAAGAACAATCTATGTCTCCTGATGAAAAACTTACGAACGGAAGTGATGATTTAAGTAGAGCTACTATAATTTGTAAGGTTAAATCTGCCAATCCAAGCGGATGCTATCCTTATATGGATACTATGTGCTTCATAAACATAAACGAAAACATTATTGGAAACTCATTAGGTGCAGTTGATCCAGACAATAACTATTCGGATGACTACGATGAATACGACGGTCCAATCAGAGTAGCAAGATCTACTGAAGGAGATTGGTTTTCGCCAGACAACTACTAAAAGATATAAACAAAAAAGAGACTCGTTTGAGTCTCTTTTTTTATTTCATTAAATATTCTACCACTGATTTCCAGTCTGGAAACTTTTCTTGACCGAAGTGAAGCCATTCTCCTTCAAACTCTTCTTGTCCAAATCCTCCCTGGTCGTCTATAAGATAGTCTCCTTTCACCAAAGATTTGTTTGGTATCAATATAGTCTTCTTAACTACATCTGGTCCCAAATGGTCTAAAACCCATTGAACCTTCTCTGTATAACAGTTCACGTTCTGAAACGAAGGACGTGTTAAAATCCATACATCATACTTTGTTTCAAGCAATCTATATGATTCGACCGCATCCTTTATCTCTGCCAGTTTAAGGAAGAATCCCCATTGTGATTGTGGATAAGGTTGGAGAGGATTTAACTCTTTGGCTTTTAGTGACGCCCCATAGAAGTCACACATAACACCGTCCATATCCACATATACTTTCTTTTTCATAATACAAAGATACTAAAAATTTTGTTTGTTTAGTCGATATCTAAAGGAATTTCTTCATTTTTTTTATTAACATACATAGCACTTCCTGCCATTCTAAATTCTTCACTAATATCAATATGTATATCATGACGAATAGGTGAAAATATAGTTTTGGATATTATAGTAACCGTGGTTGAAGTCTTGGCTAAAAAATTAAAAATCTTTTCTGGACTAAAACAAGAATTATAGAACCTAACTTCAAAATGAAGATGAGGTCCTGTTGAATGACCTGTATTTCCACCTAAACCTATCAATTCTCCTGATACAACCGTATCATTTTCCTTAACTTTAAACCGACTTAAATGTGCATAATAAGTTTCTAATCCATTATAATGTCTTATAATTATTAAATTTCCATAACCACCTCTATTAGGTCTAGCATATCTAACAACACCGTCCCAAACCGATCTAACCGTGTCTCCAGTTTTAAGAGAAAGATCTACACCTGGATGTGTTATATTTCCTCGAGGTCCGAAGTGAGATGTAAGATATCCATCACACGGCATACTATAATTTTCAGGAAGTAATAAAATAAATGTATCTTCTAAAGTTGTAAGTTTGGCATGATTGTTTATAGATCTCGTAATTGAATTGCACCAATCTTGGTTTAAGTTTAGAGTAAGTGCTTTTTCGTGTATTCGTTTATTAAGTATTCCCGTAAAATTACTATCTAAATCTTGAGAGTATATGCAGATTGTACATACATGAATAATTAATGTTATCAATAATAGTTTTTTCATTAAAAATTTGGTTTATTTTCTTCTAATTTCGATAGAATATATTCCATTGCATCTTCTGCAGTATCAACAACTTTGAACAGGTCTAAATCCTCTTTAGAAACTTTACCATCTTCTAACATAGTTTTTTTGATCCATTTAATCATTCCTTTCCAATAGTCTTTTCCTACCAAAACGATTGGTAAGACTCTTAGATGACCGGTCTGTATAAGTGTCAATGTTTCAAATAATTCATCAAGAGTTCCAAATCCACCTGGGAATCCAACAAATGCTTGTGAATATTTTAAAAAGAAAACTTTTCTAGTAAAGAAATATCTACAAGTAACTAATTTATCAATATACTCATTGGCACTTGATTCAAAAGGTAATTCAATTTGTAATCCAACCGATTTACCATTACCATATGCACCTGCATTAGCAGCCTCCATTATACCTGGACCACCGCCTGTTATTACACCATATCCGTTTTTTACTATCAATTCGGAAAGTTTAACCGCTTCTTTGTAATATTTGTCATCTTTTTTAGTTCTTGCAGATCCAAATACTGATATACATGGTGTCAATTCGGATAATTCATCAAAACCTTTTATAAATTCACTTTGTATTCTTAATACCTGCCATGAATCCTCAGCTTTTTGATTATATTTCCATTCTTGATCTTTCATTTCATTTATTTAATTTTTTATACATCATATAATGTTCAAGAACTTTAAATGTTGTTCTAACTTAGTGTTATATTCTGAGAATGCACCTTGTTTTAAATCTTCAAATGTTATCCAAGCAACTACTCCGGATTCTTTAGTTGAAACTTCACCTTCATAGTTAGTTACTAAATAAACTGCGGCCACGAATTCACCATCTTCTCTTAAAAATATTGGAGCAGAAGATTTTACACTTAATCCTGTTTCTTCTTTTACTTCCCGGATAACTCCTTCCGACATACTTTCACCTACATCTACTTTACCACCAGGTAATCCAAATAATTTATGATTGTCTTTTCGAGATACTCCTAGAAGTTTTGTTCTATCTTTGTTGAAGATAAGTGCAACGGCCGCTAATTTTGCCTTTTTTGTTTCTATCATATATAGTATATATTTATATACAAAGATACAAAAAAGAAGTTGTTATAGTAGTTAAACTAACTAATAATGTTAAAAAGAAAAAGTCGGATTAAATCCGACTTTTTCATTATTTGACTTCTTCGAAATCAGCATCTTCTACTTCACCATTACCACTAGGTTCTGTATTAGTACTTTCGTTTTGAGGTTCTTGAGAGCTTTCTTGATACAATCTAGTACTGATTGCGTTCCAACTTTCGTTTAACTTTTCAGAAGTTGCATCGATTCTATAAATATCTTGTTCAGTATATGCAGCTCTTAATGCATCTAAGTCTGTTTTTAATGTAGACTTATCTTCTTCTGTAAGTTTTTCGTCAAATTCTTTCATTTGTTTTTCAGTTTGGAAGATTTGAGTATCCGCCTGATTAAGTTTTTCAACTTTTTCTTTTTCGATTTTATCAGATTCTGCGTTTAATTCAGCGTCAGCTTTCATTTTCTCAATCTCTTCTTTTGTAAGTTGAGACCCACCTTCAATTCTGATTTTGTTTTCTTTACCAGTTGCTTTGTCCTGTGCAGAAACGGACAAGATGCCATTTGCGTCTATATCTAAAGTCACCGATATCTGCGGAACTCCTCTTGGTGCCGACATAATACCATCAAGATTAAATCTACCTAAAGATCTATTGTCTTTTGCCATTGCTCTTTCACCTTGAAGAACGTGAAGTTCTACAGATGGTTGGCTATCAGAAGCAGTAGAGAAAGTCTCACTTTTTCTTGTTGGGATTGTACAATTCGCTTCAATAAGTTTCGTGAATACACCACCCATTGTTTCGATTCCTAAAGATAAAGGAGTTACGTCTAATAAAAGAACGTCTGTGATACTTCCATTTAATACAGCACCTTGAATAGCAGCACCTAATGCAACAACTTCATCAGGGTTTACTGATTTGTTAGATTTCTTACCGATGAATTTCTCAATAGCTTCTTGTACTGCAGGGATTCTTGTAGAACCACCAACTAAGATTACTTCATCGATGTCTGATGTTTTTAAATCTGCATTTTTTAGAGCACTCTTAGCACAAGCAATTGCTCTTTCAACTAAAGAAGAAGTCATTTGGTCAAATTTAGACTTAGTCAATTTCTTAACAAAGTGCAAAGGAATACCATCTTTCGCAGTGATGTAAGGTAAGTTGATTTCTGATTCAGATGTAGAAGATAATTCAATCTTAGCTTTCTCAGCAGCATCTTTCAATCTTTGTAAAGCCATAGCATCTTTAGAAAGATCCATTGCGTGTTCTGATTTGAATTCGTCTAACATCCAAGTGATGATTGCATTATCAAAGTCGTCTCCTCCTAAGTGAGTATCACCGTCAGTAGATTTAACTTCGAATACACCATCACCAATCTCTAATACAGATACGTCATGAGTTCCACCACCACAGTCAAATACTAAGATTTTAGAGTCTGTGTTCTTTTTATCTAAACCATAAGCCAATGCTGCCGCAGTTGGTTCGTTAATGATTCTTTCTACTTTTAAACCAGCAATTTCTCCTGCTTCGATAGTAGCTGTTCTTTCTGCGTCACCGAAGTATGCAGGAACTGTGATAACCGCTCTAGTAACTTCATGACCTAAATAATCTTCTGCAGTCTTTTTCATTTTTTGAAGAATCATTGCAGAAAGTTCTTGTGGAGTATAATCTCTACCATCGATATTCACTACAGGAACATTTCCAGTTTTTGATTTTTTAACTTCATAAGGAACTCTTTTAGCTTCATCAGAACAAGCTGAATAATCTTTCCCAATGAATCTTTTGATAGAGTAGATTGTGTTTTTTGGATTCGTCACTGCTTGTCTTTTTGCAGGATCACCAACTTTTCTGTCGTTTTCTGTAAACGATACGATAGAAGGAGTAGTTCTTCTTCCTTCAGAGTTAGAAATTACAACTGGTTCACCGCCTTCTACAACAGAAACACAAGAATTTGTTGTACCAAGATCAATTCCGATAATTACATTTTTGCTCATATTTTATTTTTATTTTTTATTTTACACTTTCAAATTGTGTGCCAGAATTTTTTATGACACCAAAATTTAATATATATATATATGAAAAAATAATAGAAAGTTTATGATAGATTTAAAATTATCCAGACAATTATTAAAATCGGTTTATTTGAAAAAAATGGAGTATGAGAAATTTAATTCGGAAAATATAACAATGTCCGAGTTTATAGAAGAATGTCTAATGGAATACTTGAATATAAGTATAGTAGATATAAATAATGAGAAGGTTCCAATAAGATTGGATATGTACTATGAAAATGATATCTATACTGACACCGTTAAAGAAAAACCTGACACGGTTGAAGAAAAACCTGACACGGAAATATCTTTCATCAATTATGTATATGTTTACATGAACCCATTTAAAAAATTAGATAATGAGATAGTATTAGATATTTCCGGTGAAAAATTCAATTTTGACTATGAACCATTTTACATAGGTAAAGGAAAAGGAGATAGATTATTTTCTCATCTTAAATTGAATAAAAATGACAATAACTCAAATAAGATAAATTTAATAAATGAAATAATCGATAATGGTGGCGAACCTATAATTAGAATAATTAAAAATGAACTCACCGAACTTGAGGCATATACTTTGGAAAATATTATTATAACTAAGTTAGATAGCTTAACCAATATAGCTGGTGGGAAGTCAAATAAAAATAGTTATATGTTAAGTAAAAAAAATTCAACTTTAGAATATGATAAAAATAAACAGATACTATCTTTAGTCTCAAAAGGACTTAAAAACAAAGAAATATCGGAAACTCTTGGTATATCCGAAAGAACTTTATATAGGTTAAAATACAATTTAAAAAATAAAAAAGTATCAGAAATCTGATACTTTTTTAATATTTACTTCATATCCTGGTGCAGGACTATTTTTATTTGATATAGGAGTCCAGGCAGATTCACCATCGGAAAATCTCTTTATACGAACTTTCCCTCTTTTTTTATTTATAACACTAAACTTTTTTAATTTCATTCTGCCATTCTTTTTTTGATATAGACATCGTAGATTTGTGAAAGTGATTATGTGCGTCGCCTTGTTCTTTTGTACCTCTATCGAAGTTCCAAAACTTTGCTTCTTCTGAAGAACATTGTAAAACTACAACATGTCCTCCACCATCAGTCTTGTAAAGGTACTCACCACAAAGAGAGCACCTATATTTTTCAATCTTGATCATATATACTATATATTAATCTTCGTTTTCGTCTTCCGCAACATCTACGAAGAAAAGAGAAGCATCTCTTTCTTTCAAAAATTCTCTAGCAATTATCAACTTTTTTGTTTGGTCAGAAACCCAGTCTTTAGCCAGGTCGTAGACATCCACGTTTCCTTTTGACAAAGACATAACATATGCAAAGTTTCTTTCATTTCTATATTTCAATGCAAAAGTCTTTCTCATTAGTTGTAATCTTAAATCTCCGGTCAAGTCTTTTACATCACCTTCGATAAACAATTCGTAAGATTTGTTTATATCTTTAACTTTTTCAGATACCGCGTGTTTTACAACAGCTATTATCTTTTTGATTCTAGCGTGTGCCTCAACTTCTTCTTCAGGTACTTGACCAAGAACGTCGTCTATCTTTTCGTCCAAAACATATCTAACCAAAAGGTGTTCTCTGTATAAATCATCTGTTAGAAGACCATGAAGTGAAACATACCAGGCAGTTTTGACTTTTATGAAAAGTCCGTTGGAGAATTCTATGATCCATCCTTCTTTATCTTCTATAGTATGAGACAATTCAACCAGCTCGTCTAATGAAGCAACATCGAATGGTACAACTTTCAAAGAACCTATTTCTTTAGAGAATTTAGACAAATCTAAGTATTCTCCAGTTTTATTATCTCTTAATCTCAATAATATCAATTCTTCGTCAAAGTATCTTAAAACGATTCGGTTATTTGGTGCCACGTATTCAAATACTGCGACATAGTCGTTGTCTAAAGACCAGTCTACAAATCTTTTCAAATCAGCATTTGATTTATACAATCTGTTAATACCGGCTGCTTGGTCAGAGTCAAAAGACATTTTGGATTTACCTAAAACAGAACCGTTTGGTAATCTTACGAATGACGCTACAGAACCGTCTTCTTTGTTATAGATTGATCTTATCCCTAAATCCTTTATAAGAGAGTATTGTGTTTCTTCAACTTGGTTTAAGTTAAAGAATTTATGTAGTAGTAAGTATCTGTTAAACAAAGAACCATCTTCGTTGAATACGAAAGTCAGTCCTCTCATTTCAAAATTTCCTATGAAGTCAGAGTATTGTGCAAGTCGATAATTGAAGATAGATATATCATATCCTTCAACCACGAATTTTGATTCGTAGAATGTAGCACCAACACCTAAAGTAAGTGCAACCGCTTCATTGTATGATAATAAGTATCTTTTCATTTCTATTAGTCGTTGTTTTAGTATACAAAGATAGTATTTTATTTTAATATATAATTAATGAAATATATAAAAATGTTTGAAAGCTTTACCTTAAATGAAGGAAGATATGATAAAATAACCAATCAAATATCGTCTAGTATATTTAGATACTGGAAGAGTGATTTTTTATCTGGTAAAGTAGAATCAACGTTTGAAGAAACATTTGAAAACAAAGACTTATATATTGATATAGTAGCAAATATTTTATTCTCAAATGATTATAAAGAAGGTTTAAATGTTGATGGTGGCGCAGATTCAACTAGTGAATATATCGAGGTTCGTTTTAAGGTCAATCCAGATCTTCTTCCAAATTTTTGGGAAGAAATATCTATGAATCTGAAAGATGTTATTAGACATGAAATTGAACATCTAACACATGGTGAAGGTGAAAATTTAAATATCAATAAAAAGATGGATGATGATAGATTTATCAGAGATATGATTTCTGCAAAAACTTTACCTAAATCAATGTACTTTAAGTTAGAGAAGGAAATTGATGCAAATTTACAAGGTATGTATTTCAGAGCAAAAAAACAACACAAACCATTTTCAGAGATAATAAACGCATATTTGGACTCACAAGATATTAGCTTTGATGATAAAGCAGATATATTGGATCTTTGGAGAAAACGTGCAGTGGTATTGAGCCTTCCTAAATTCTAACTTATTATATACGAATAATTTCGATATATACAATATGAGTAGAAAATCATCAGTAAATAAAATAAAGAGAGACAACTCCAAATCAAAAAACATCGAGTCCGCTATGTGTATGTATCTATACGAGAAATCACATTCACCGATAACCACCAGATTCACAGGAATGGGTCTTCAAGAGTGCGACGTAATATCTATATCAAAGTCGGATTACATATACGAATACGAGATTAAAACCAGTAGAGCGGATTTCAAGAAAGACTTTATAAAAGAAAAACACACACACATAATAAATGAGAAGTATACACGAACTATAAAAGGACAGTTGACATATCTACTACCAAACTATTTTTCATTCGTTACACCAAAGGATTTGATTACAGTAGATGAAGTACCAGATTATGCAGGATTGATTTATATGAATGAAGATTCTTCTTTTGAAGTTATGAAGAAACCAAAGCTACTACACAAGACGAAAGCCAATGAAGAGTTCATAAGAAAGTTGGCTCACAACCTAAGTTGTAAACTAATATTCAATAAGATTGTTTAGGATTTTTTTTCTTTTTTATATCTTTCGATGACTCTTTGGCGCAACTCTGTTGTAGAGAAGGAATGTCTTCTATTATTATAGTACATTTCAATATGTTCTAAATTCTTACCAGTAAACTCTTTGTCTTTATATTCATCACCAACAACTCTTATATTTATAGGATATGTGTATAAAATATCCAATAGATCTTTTTCTGTTGCATAAACAACAACTTCGTCTACATACTTACATGAATCCAATTGTATGAATCTTTCGACAACACTTTGTATTGGTTTATTCTTTTCTGGTCTGTCAATAGTCGGGTCTGTTTGAAGTCCTACTATAAGATAGTCGCATTTCGACTTTGCTTCTTTGAGCATCATTATGTGTCCTGCGTGGAATAAATCAAAGCAAGAGCAAGTGAATCCTGTCTTCATATGTTTAGTAAAAATAGATTTAGTATTCGATCGGTCTTGTCGAATTGGTTTCCATCCGTGTCGGTTACTTCTATTACTCCTGTTGAGAAGTTCTCTATCAGAAAGTAGTCGTTCAGTATATCATCATTCTCACACTTCTCGAAAACAACATGTTCTCTGGTCTCCCAGACGTAGGAGATTCCAAGCTGTTCTTTTTGTCTGAACAGATTAGTGTTTGTGGCCCTTTGTGAAATCATAATATATTGATGTCTTTAGGTATTTGATTTTCAGTAATCTCATATTCTTTAACACCACTCTTTGTATTGTTGATAACTACGAAATTAAAAGTAGTTTTACTTTCGTATTTTCTTCTTACATGGTAATATTCGTCTATGGAACCAGGTGTATGTACCGTTCCTAAATGCTTTCTATCTTCTGTATAATTCAATGTTTCCATAGTCATTATACGAAAAAAGTTTAAAATGTTTTATTCCATTGACGATTTTGCTGCATCATATTGTTTTTCAGAAAGAACTTTGATTGATCTTCCGTTGTGCTCTTCTTTAGAAAGATACTTACTTGTTTTCAAAGTCTTTTGTAACGAAAGAACGAAACTATTAGTTCCTTCATACTTTCTTATCTGTTTGTTTAATTCGATTTTTTCTTCTATAGTCATGTTATAGTATTTTTCACAAAAGTATAAAATAAACTTTATATATCGGAACATA